GGGGGATGTTTGGTGATTTCAATCAATACCCCGTAGGCTAACTTAGTAAGAGATTTCATCAATCTTACGTCCCATTTGCTGTGATCACCTGCCAATATCCTATTGCTAGCAGATTCAACATACCTGATAAGATCTTCCCATTCAGGCGAAAAACTGTTTATACCAACAGCGCATTCAGAGACTAAAGGGTAATTACTCAATAAAACAGCTAATGGTAAAAAATATTTACGTATGAACATCTGCAAGTAAGCAGGAGCGGCTTGAAAAACTCTAGGATTAGGCTTGTTTTGACTTCGCACCTCGTCCTTCAGCGTTGACACAAACGGATGATTTAAACAATTTCCGTGTTTATACCGTAGCTCATATTCATCAAAGTATTTCCAAATGTCAGGATCTTTCCAATCAAAGCAATCCATATATGACGGATTATCTACTCTAACGAGGAATTTTTCCCTTTTCCCTTTATAAGGATATCCCATAGCAGAAGACATCACCATTCGATCTAAATATCGCACACCCGGAACTCCATTAATTATTTCGACCTTAGACATAGGCCTAATAATGCGACGCAAATATCCATTTTGTTGAACTATACGAATCATAGGAGTTACATAATCCAAAGCGGCAGCTTGTAAGGTGGAATTAGGAATCATTTTAACTGGGTTACCTGCCTGTTTCAAGAAATCATCAAAGGGCCTGGATTTTTGAAATTCAGGAGTACATAACTGTTGATCACCAAAAGCTTCATATATATCTGATTTAACTCTAGTCGGTAGTAGATTGGTCTTATATCTAACACTACCGTGGATATGACCCAAAACGTCGTAATTACCATCGGCAAAGCGAATAGGACTATGATTAGGAACATCTGCAACGAGAGGAATCGAAATACCAGCAATAGTATCGGGTAAAGGTCCCAGACATTGGCTCTCAAAGCCTATTTCACCTAGAGATGATCTGAAAGCTAAGTATTTATCAATCATCTCTTGTGTAATAACCGCAGATATTCCAGTACAAACCTCTTGATTCTTGTATCTGGACCCGTACAAATGAAAACCAACTATTACAGGATCTTTCGTCGTACGATCAACCAAAGCTGTTCCACAGTCTCCTTT